CATAAGTGACCTACAAAATACTGCCCAATGCTCGGGCTTACAACCGCTAAAAGCAGTATTTTGGTTCCTACATTTAGGAATTATACACTTCATAAAATTGTGACCTGAGAAAACTCTTGAACTAAATCGTACCCGTTGGGCACGATACAGTTCTAAAAAACTTAGGTCAAATTTCATAAACATGTACCGTGCCCCAAACAACGGGGAAACGGAAAATTCCAAGGTTAACCCTCCAAATCATAATGATCAGGGTTACCTACCTAGCGGTCACCACTAGGATTACGTTTTTTCGGAAACGTTAACCGGACACCTAGCGTCGATAGCTAAGCATCTTCAAAAACACGGCCTAGTGTTTTTGGCGCTCGTGATGCGTCTTTATAATTAATATTTTACACCGTCACGATCGGTGCCGTTACTTTCTGAAAAAACGGGGACCTCTAATTTGAAGTACTAGGATCTGGATTATTCTGCCGCCAACACACTGGCACAGCTTGGAAAAAACTTAACGAAAAATCTTCCCCTGCACTAACAAAACTATGAGCGCGTGTTACATAATCACCAGGGCCCAGAGGAAATTGCAAGTTATGCTGCTGTGTGAATTCACTACCAGCTGCTCGTAAATTCTTGAGTCGTGCCGGCGCAAACCGATAACGCGTGGCAAATGGCAACTCAGCTTCGAGTACTGGATTAGATATTACAGGAGTGGCCAAACCACCTGACAAATCCACTAATCCAACATTCAATGCAGCTGCAGATGCTTTTGATGGACTACCATTATCAAATGTCACTACCTTTATAGGATTTAGTTTTGATGAACCATTTTCAGTAATCCTAGTTAATGACATCACACCATTGCCATTAATAGTAGTACTAAAACTCTCATGAATATATTTGATACGAATTCCACCACGGCGGCACAAATAAGCTGGTGTAAACCAATTCATATGAGTCATACGCACAAAATTATACGGAGTAGGGTTTATAGGTGTCTGTGCATTATCATCCCCATTTGGATCATATCCACGATATAATGGAAAATTACTATTCTGCACAAGAGCATAACCACCACCAGCACTACTCATATTAGGTGCAAATGATCTATGTCTAACATACCTTTTAAGAATTTGACGCACTGAAGAAACTGGATCTCCAAAATATATCTTATATACGTCAAGTGGTGCATTTTTAACACCTAAGGCTGTTTCGACAGTAACGTCAATTGGTTTAGATTCTTGTTGTGTCAAATCTTCATCCGCACTTGCCAAATCACCAGCTTGAAAATCAAATTCACCAAATTGTGGTTGAAAGTATGTTAAGTTGGCAATATTATCTGCGTTTGGATTAACAATCTCAAAATCTTCTCCTGCACTAACGCTAACTAGAATAGAAACGTCATCCAAAGTGGCACTAGGCGTAGTTAGATCATTGACAACATATACAGCTATTATACCGTTAGACTGTTCGTGTTCAGCAAAACCAAATACAGTAGTATCAAAAGGTACGGCACTTAAACCATCTGAATGGTCAAGAAAAGACAATTCTTGACCCCAATCAATAGTAACTGTAAAGTCTCTTTCCTTAGCTAAATCTATAACATGCGTATACTGCACGTTGTACTCTGAAGAGGAATTGTAGTAGGGATCATAAACTATTTTCAACCTACCCTTGTGGAACGCAGAAGCCACAATCTGAAATCGATAGTTGATAGATCCCCTCCAATTTTCAAACGGTTGAGAAACAAAACAAATAGGGGTCTGATGTATTTCATCAAACCCAGAAGGAGCAGCTGTATCAAACAACGCAGGAGTAACACGACAATTCCACAATAACGTTTCAGGTATATCAGAAGTAGACCATGGAAATTGAGTAAGGTAAGACTCACGTTTAGCAATAGATAATACTGCCATTTCATCATCAGGGCCCAACCCTGTTGCTACAGGATCTATAGTTAACTCTTGCTTCACATCAAATGTCAATTTCGTGGATGTATCCAAAACATTACTATTAGCCATATTGCCTGCATATGTAGGCTTATACGATGAAATAGGACCAGCATCAACGGGTCTGGACATACCAAACAATTTGGCTATATTGCCAACTGCACCAGCAGCCATCTCCGTAGCTAATGCAAAAGGTCTTATTTGAGGAACCATCGACAATTTCGATGCGATACTTGCCACAGTATTTGCAGGGCCTGAAACAATACCTTCTGTCGCTTCCTCATATTCATCTGCCTGCGGCGCCAAAGCACCAGGTTCAGAAACAGTAGGAATAGACAAACTCACGTCCTCTGCCCATGCAAAAACAGAAATAGTAACGGAATCAGTACCTCCATTTGCATGTTCTAAAGTAGTAACAGATGCAATATCCAATTCTCCCATACTGCGCCAATCTTGCTCAGGAATGGAAAGACCATTTTTATAAAATACATAGGGTAAACATAATGTACCACCCTGTGACTTTGTAGGGTCAATCCAAACATGCATACGTTGACTAGCAGCAATAATATCCTGCGGAACCACACCATATCGCCAGGCAACCATCTCATCCTCATTATGTAAAGGTCTATACGAGGCCAGTGCTCTACCATAATGAAATCCATTTCCATTAATCATAATACGAACACATAATTTAGATCTTAACACATTATAATTTGTTATACGATTAATAACTCGCAAATTTTCAAAATAAAGTTGCCAAGGATTTATGGTTGTACCGAATGTGGCACCAACGGTCCAGTTGATCGATGCGATTTTGATCGGGCGTGAGAAAAAATTGTTCAGCGACGCATCATCGGAATCCACCGTACGATGAACATCATCTAATCTATTATCAACAGAGTACACCCACTGTTGATTTTGATCAGAAAAACTCACGACTTGTTGTTGAGTCTCATTAGACTCAGAATTAATTTTTACATTCATTTTCGAAGTAGTCTATTTATTTACACTCGTCATGCTATGACTAAAGCAAGCGAGGCGTATATTTACATGGACTTGCTAAATCCTCCCCTAAAAAGGGGTACTCTACGAGGAGAATACAATATGTGCAAAGCCTAATATAATATATATAACATACAAAAACATATAATATTGGTATCCATATACACACACAACTGTTTAATTTAATGCCCATCGTCACTACGGGCAGAGGGATGAATTAAGGGTTACCCAAACCATAACGTTCGCGATACATTTCAAGACAATCGTCGTAATCTTTAGAAAGCATTGCACAACCACCGGAAATACCGTGTTGTTTAGCCACTTGCTTCATTTGTTCACGCCGCATCTCATAATGCTCACGTCCATATGCAAACCATTCACGTAAAGCTCCATCAATATTCTGCATAGACTGCTCCATTGGAGATATTGCCTTAGATTTCAGAATACTGGTCAAACTTTTAAAAATTGACGTTTCATCCAAGGCTCCCATCCATTGATTCAAATCTTCAGAGTAAACATTCTTCCTTTTGAGGAAATCTGCGTCCTCATCACGCATATACTCAGTAGGTGTAGATTCTTTATCAGGCATAGTAAATATCATGTCTCGGTCAGCTAAAAAAGCAGCATAAGAGATATGATTAAACTCATCGTATCCTTGCTTGATTGAACCTTTCACATCATCACCATATGTCATCATGGCCGCAACTTCTCGAAAAGATACATGCTTATGTTCTGGCAATATATGGAAAAAAGCACAACGCAAAAGCAAAGAATTTACAATCGAGTTAATATATACTGTCAAATTCTGCCCAGATGGATTAGAACCAAAATGCTGTAGAAGATCACCATTATACGCCATAACAGGATATGCAATATCTGTAGCAATGCCTCGCATAATTACAATAGCCTCTTCTGAATATCCATAACTGCGAGCAATAGAAATAAGTACATCGAAGGCCGCAAGGATAAGTTGCGCAGCCATGCGCAAATCATACTTACTGTAATCACCAGCTAAAATACGATCCGCTCCAAATTTGCGCATGTGTTCTACCAATTCACTAAATTCTGGACCCATAGTGTTAATACCAACACCACACTCTGAATCAAGAGGAAATAATGAAAGAAGACGCACAATAGGCAAGAAATATTTACGCACAACTAATTGTAGAGCAATAGGCGATGCCTGAAATACTCTCACTTTATCCTTAGTCAACTTAGTCGGTTCATCCTTCAAACAAGCTTTAAAAGGCACATGACAACGCCTACCTTGCTTGTACTCAATCTCCATACGATCTGCTTCCTGCCAAAAGCGATCATCTAATTCTGCTGGGCAAGAAATACCAGGAAAATCTTCTGGATCCAAACGACTGATATATGGCTCTTTCGCACCAGATAATGGATAACCTATAGCGGAATGCGGATTGATTTTATCAATAAATCTCAATCCATCAATACCACACAGGTTCTCCATGCGTGTAAGAGGTCTAACAAATTCAGCCAATTCAGGTATCTTGTGAGTACGCTCAATCATATGCTCGGTATAATCCACTACGGCTTTAACAAGCAATGATGGTTCAACTCCTATTGAAGGATGACAAGAAACAAGTAATGATTTCTCCCATGCATTACCTAAATGAAACTTGGGCTTACCAAACAATTTTTCAACACCACATATGCTAGATACAGTATCCGCAATAGGAGTTTCAACCACACTAGATTTATATGTTGCTCTACCAGTACAGCTCCCATATATATTCAGGTGGGCATTGTCAGGCAAATCATTTACAGGACTCTTCTCATGAATGGTACCTCCAGTAAATATAGGCTTTCCATACATCTGGGGCTGCATGGTGCCCGTGCTTGCTGCCAAACAAACTCCGGGTATAGCACCCAACTGAGCTCGAGCAGTCTCATATTGACTGCGCAGCAATCCACTCATTGCTCCTGACGGAGTTTTCCCAATACCTGCGGTATGAAATCCTAAGATCATCGCCTGCTGTGTATTCGATATAAGAGAACCCATACACAATCCTGAAAAAGTATTAAAGGCCAATTCATACTTTGCACCATAATACTTCGTGGTGCGATTAATATGAATATCTTGATATGATAATACAGTATCACACTCCTTTTTCTCAGGTTTAGCAAACCGCATTTCCTTATATACAAAACGAGCTGGTACATTCCGTCCCACATTATACATAGCATGTGGTAGATAATCTCGCAAATCAGCCCAATCACCTGCATTAGGAACATAAACTAAACACAGATCTGTACCTGGAATATCCTTCGAATGATCTCTTGAAAGAATGGCTTCAAAAGTTTGTATTCTCTTTGTGCCACGACTGATCTTCACAGTCATTTCATGCTCTTTCCAAATATGCTGCGGTAGCACGGCTATATTAGACTCCATAAACATCAAATCACATCCGCATGGTTTACCCCGCTCATTAATCCAAACAAATTGCGTCTGATTAGTATATACCTTAGACACTAATTGCTCGGTTGTAGCGGTTTTGCTCTTTTCAGAACATGGTAATGGAGCCACGTACACCTGGTCCCAACCTTGCTCTTTTGCAATAGTCTGTTCAATTTCTGCCTCTTCATCACGTTCTTCAACCTCTCTAATCGAGGTTGGTGACAAATTACCTTGAGGTTGTAATTCAACCAAGCGAATATGCTTCCAAATACAAGACAGAGCATAAATAGTACCAAGCGCTATACATCCACCAGTAAGATATGAAACAGATGCATCTCTATATTTGCGGAATGTAACATTAAGGCTACCATTCTCGTGATTAATTCTAGCATACAAACGAGCTTTCTCAATTTCTGTGACTTGGGAAAAACGTAACAAACAATAGAAAGTTAGACATCCATGCAAGAATTTCACAGGCACACGACACGTTAACATAAATGTAAAAACAGCATAAATCAATAAAACTGCATATAACACATAACGTGACCGGATAGAATCCCGCAATTGGTCGGCATTGGTATACAAAATCGCTTGTTGTAAAACCTCGTTCTCTAACCATTGCTTAGGAACATAATTGGTCCATTGAAAATACGGTGAACTTTCGAGGTACTCCAAACGTTTCTCCATAGCAGATAGAGTCTTACTTTCAATGACAGATCCAAACTGAGACCATAACGTGGAAACTCTCTTTCGTCTCTGCATGTACGCATTCACAGCAAATGTAGAAATCAATGAGCCAAATTGGCATTCCAAAGCATCGCTAAAATCATCACAACATTCACAAAAATTACCAGGCATACGACAATCACTACACCAATCCATCTTTTCAGAAAGATTAGTTTGATTGTCCACCAGCATTTTCTGATTAGCAAAGTGAACTTTGGAAGCATCACGATTGTATCGCAATAAAGTTCGAATATCTACATCTACCATTGGTCGGCCCTCAAAACAAATGGGTTCATAAGTCACTAAATCTGGTCGCCCAGGAGTTGGATTTGGAACTCCAATAGCTTCTTCAACCGTCAAATTCCACAAATCTGGTACAACTGGAATGTTCTCAAGATTACACTCTTCACAATAATACTTGCGCACCTTCTCCTGGTTTAACATACCATTCACAGCAAATTTGTCCTTCACTGACACTGTAACAATATACGCATTTCTACGCTCTATTGACAGTGGACACTCCGACTGTTCAGTGGATTTCAAATTTTTGACATTAGTAGTAGTACTTACCACTTTGGGTTCCTTGAGAACTTTACCTTTCTCATCAGCTTCCGCCATATTTCCATATGCACGAACATTATTAATTGTCTGTATAATATTAGCAGCGGGAGCAGTTTGCATATACTCCAACTTTGTATTACACATGTCATCAAAAAATATTCCAGTACAATAGGATTTCAGTGAGGAATCATATTTATCATGCTCATTATTAGTAATCAAATAAACATCCTCTGCGGGAAACCCATTCGCTTTCAATGAAGCAATCATCAATATGTTAGCAATAGAAGACTTTCCAACTCCAGAATTGCCATAAATAAGAAATGACCATGGAGCTACACGTAGACCAGCTTTGTTACAGATACGCTCATACTGAACTTTTTGTTTCTGCAACTTTTCTAATTTCATAGATATCATTTTCTGCGCCATCAAAGATTTGGCAGTATGCCGAGTTTCTTTGAGGCGCTCAATAGTGTCTAATAAAAGTTTGAAATATTCAGCTTCAGTCATACCATCTTCAGCATTATGAACATCACCTGTCTTAGCAAACTCAAACAATCTTTCACATCGCACACATTGCTCTTCTAAAGAAGTCAATTCAGTATCTCCATACAACATAGGTCTAAAACTTCTCTGACGAAAACACTCAAATCCACCTTCGACAAAAGCAACAACGGTTGTCAAAATGGCATCAACTAAATCAACAGCTGTACTTTGCTGTTTCCGTGCGCGTGCAGTGAACATATTTACTCCACAGATGGTAAATTCTACATCACTGGATTGACATAAACCCAATGATACCATCGTAGACAACACATTTTGTAAATTAGTAAAATGTGGATTATTCAATACAAGCTTCCAGTTGGATCTAGCATTCCGTAATAAAGTCAACCAATCGTCTCCTCCAGATTGCTCACTCCATGATAATGCAGTAAGATGCTTGCGAGCTAATTCAGCTACACTTTCACCCGAAGCAGCACGTGCAAATTCACAAATATGTGCTACAGCACATGGAATATTTGCACTTGTCATCAATCCTGCTGCCAACAAACAAGCACCTTCCAAATGATAATAAAATTCTTCTGGAATTGGCACTGTATTGACATTCTTGATCTTCTCAACAACTTCCTTCATTGACTCTAAATTACTTGAAAAATCCTGGAAATCCAATCCTTTTCGGATCCTTTCAATCTCTCGCTCGTATTCAGAATCAAAACGTTTTTTCCATACAACATATTGCGGAAATACATCAGAAACAGTGTCATCAAATTCAGATTCCAAAAATTGTCTCACATATCGATGATGATGAGATGCTGGTACAGTAAGCACAAAATCTCGTGCTCTAATCTGATGACATACTTCACGCAATTTCATATCAAATGTGACATAGAAACCTAGTTCAGGAGAATATGTATAATACTCCAAAACTCGCGTAGCAATTTCATATGGCAGACCAATATCATTCAACATACACGACTCAGAATATATGCGCACAGGGTCTATCCACTCTGCACGGAAAAAATTCCTAATATCTCGTAACAAATTCCTATGTTCTATAGCGCGATACATAGCCATCTCCTCATCATATGTTAATTCAGCAGACACCTCCGTGTACGAAGAACTAACACTGGAATCATCGTCATATTCATAGACATGTGGAGCTAGTTGGTTAATAATCTCGTAATCCTCTCTCGCGTGGTATGCGTTCTCTGATCCTAATTCTCCAGAGAAAGAGTTATGCATTGAGACTGACATAGCTATTTGCCCTACCTGGGCACTATTGTCAGAATGTGCATAAGGAGTGTTGAATGATGCGGTATCAACAATACCGGATTCCCTACTTTCCGCAGATTTCGGTTCACTATGAGATTGATTCATAATAGAATTTGCGTGGTTCGAAAACATTTCAGGATCACGACTTGTCCTTGAAACAAATTTAAGATTTTAAAGATTAATCTTGCGCTAATGTGTAACGCATAAACTGCCTTAATTAGGTCTAGTTCTTTCCGACTTTTACACTTTCGGAATGATCAGTAAACAAGTGGTTCTTTACCTACTCAACTAAGATAATAGGTTACGGACTATACAATATCAATACCGGACAAATCTATTGTATTTACCGTCATTTTGGTTTTTACTAACACAAATTTTTCTATTTTCTTAATATAAAGTTGATACGGAACATTTTATCAACTCACGATACATATAAACATACATGGTTGATCGATAATAGTTAAAAATACTGTCGATCGCAGCAATATTCATTCAGGGATGAACTATTTGATAGAAGTCTTATAGAACTTACAAGTGTGCCATATGGCACACAAGAAGTCTTCATACTTCTAAAAAGCCAATTGGCTATTCATCAAATAAACGAATATACTCTGCATGGGCAAAGGCCCA